CATCACATCCGCGAAATACTTCTCATACATTGGTGCTACCTTCTCTAGGGTGAAGTTCTTTCCGAACTCCCAGCAATCATAGGGTTCGATACTCTCAATGCTGTTGATCGCTTCTACGTAGTCCCCCATCGTGCGGCATCGGAATCCTGTTATCCCATGCAGGTTGTTCTCGGTGAATGATCCCCAGTCAGAGGTAATCGTTGGAGTCCCAGATAGTAGGTTTTCTATCTGAACTCCACCGAATGGTTCTACATACTGGCTAGGGACGAAGGATGCTTTGGCTTTCGACATGAGCCTCTTCCTAGTAGGGACGTCAGCGTATCCTACATACTCAACATGGTCTGGTAGTTTGTAACCTTCCTCTTTTTGGCCTGCGATTACTAGTTTAACTCCTGCCCGTTTAGTTGCATCTATGGCTATATCTACACCTTTTCCAGAGTAAACCCTACCTAGATAGAGAAAGTAATCTTCTTTCTTATCACAGAAGTCGAAGTCTTCTTTGTCGAAGTAGTTTGGGATGACTACCTCATAGTTGTCTTGGCGGCAATTCCCTACTGCCTGCATTCCGCAATAAGCATGGTAGATTGCGTAGGATTCAAATACCTTCCACCTTGCCCAATGTCCACCAGCATACCCAATCCCCGGCTCTACTGTGATTAGGTCTGGGTGGGCGTCACAGATCGGTCTTACTCCGCTACCCCAGAAAGGTAGGATGAAGTCATGCTTGAGCTTCCTCTTACCTACTTCTTCGATAGCATTCTTGTAGAACGTCTGGTAGGCATGGTCATTCGTGTTGAACTTGAAGAATGTCTTCCTCCAGTCATGGGAACCATAACTCTTCTTGAAGTCATCGTTCGTTAATACTGTGACGTGTTCCGTGCATGGGAGTTGACTATCCTCATGCCCGTAGTGGATTACTTCATGGCCGCGCTCGGTCATCATCTTCCCAAACTTAACTACCTTCTGGGTGTAAGCACAGGCGTTAAACTCCTTGGAACTAACTGTATGTGGAAGCCCAAGGCAATGGAATCTGAATTTATCGTTTCCGATACTCATAGGTTGTTTAGTATTTTCTTTGCCCAATCTGGGGTGTCTTCTGTGACTGATCCAGTCCAGACAACATTTGGTTCTGTTTTCTTTTTCTTTAGGTAGTTCCGGTTGGATAGGACAATAATTACCTCGTTGGTTGTGAATCTGAATCCACACTCACAAACCCTCCTCCGCATTACTGTGTTATCAACCTTCCTACTATTAACTACTGATGTTATTTTACCGCATTCGGGACAGGTCATTTTTTATCAAAAGTAGGCATGAAAGTAGGTTTCTTCATTCCGCGTTTTTCAAAGAACTTCTCACAGGCTTTGATGATTTCTTTGGATTTAAGTGGGTATTTCCACCCTACCCTTCCATCATCATTGGACAAGTTGTCTACGTGCAACTTCTTGTTGATCTTCATTTCATTGACTTGCTACCACGGCAACGCCACTTCTTACGAGATAGGTTGTTAGGGGAGTTAGGATCACTCTTCCAGTCACCCTTAATCTTAGCGGAACGGGCGCAGTAGGCGTCACCCTTGGATGTTCCGGGGCGAATGCGATCTCCACCATCTTTAGCCTTACCAGCTTGACCATACTTCACAGTCTTTGTCCTACCAGTCTTGGCGTTCTTGACTACCTTTGTGAATCTCTTTTCCATAGTTATACAAAGTTTAGCGAGTTTATCGTATAACCCACTATTTCTTCTTTGCGGTTTTCTTGGATTGAATAAATGCTTTAGCGGTAGGTGCGCCTTTTGAGCCAACCTTCCTCATCTTCTCACCACTACCAGCGGCGATGCGTTTTTTCTTAGCGTTGATGTTAGCGTAGAGTCCAGTTTTCATAATTACTTTTTCTTTTTCATTCCTGCTTGGCTCATTGCAATTGCCACTGCTTGTTTGCGGCTCTTAGCCATAGGTGCTTTCTTCGGGCCTTTAGGGTTAACTCCAGCCTTGAGAGTTCCACGCTTGTATTCACCCATTGTTTTTGCCACTTTCGCGGCCTTACCTGCTTTAGTTGTTGGTTTCATAGTCCTTCCATTCCATCCCTTAATAGTTTGAAGAACAGGTCAGCAGGGATTGTAACCTTCCAGTTCTTATTATTCTTTTTGTGGGCAACCGCCCAAGCAATGCCTTTAGCATCCCGCTCGGCCTGCTCACAAGCCTTATCTAAATTTAAGTTCTGAACGTGCTTTACCTCAAAGTGGAGCTTACCTTTCAGTTCTTCGCAGATGACATCTGGTGAGTCTTGACCACCTGCGAATTGCTGTCCTCGTTTAGCATTGAACCCTTGGGCGCGGAGTTCATCCCGCCACTGGCGTTCTGCTCTAGCTCCTTTAGCTCTTGAGTTTATCATGTTCAATATCTAACAATTTACATTGAGCCTCAACTAACTCTTGATGAGTTCGATTATGCCATTTCATTTCTTCTTCAAGTTTCTCCCGCGCCTCGTCGCGCTCACGTTCCAGTTTCCTAGCGAAATCCGAAGTAACAACTTTATACAAGATTCCTTCAGATGAATCAGACCAAGTATTCTTGTCCGTCTCTGGTGTGTCACTCATGGCAGCAAGCTATCTACATCTTGTAGTTCTGTCAATACTTTTGTTTCAGAGAAGTATTCATGGTATATCTTCATTCCTTCATTCCAGTAATTATCTGCGATAGAATACCTTTCTTTGTCAAAAGACTCCCAGATCGTCAGAGCAGCGTCCATGAGCCTAGATGATTTTGCGAATGCTTGGTCAGTTGTCATCAGTATACCTCCTCTAGTTTGGAAATGTCACCACGCATGATGATTTCCGTTGTGTAGTTCCTCGCGCCACGGCGGTTCTTCTTGATCGTTAACATACTCTTAGTCTTGAAGTGTTCGACATACACTACTTGGTCAGAGTGCATCCCGATTGCCCGTGATTCGCGCAGTCTTCCCTCGTCGTTTAACTGGGAAGCAGTCAGCATAATCGAATTATTCTTGATGGCAGATACCTTTAACCGCCTTGCTATCTCGGAAATCTGCCCTTCTCGGCTGTCTGAACCATCATATGAGATGATTTGGAGGTAATCTACCACAATCACATCTGCCCGTTTTTCCCCTGTATATCGGGCGATATTGGCCTCAATCTCGGTGATTTCGGACACTCCATCCACGATTTCGATGGGTAACTTGTGCAATCTGAGGAGTGCCGCGCTGATCGCTTTCAGTTCTCCTTGGTTTGCATTCTTGTAATCCTCTGGTTCGCGGATCGGGTAGCCTGCCATGTTACAAGCCATGCGGGTTAGGATGTCTTTAGCCTTCATCTCTAGGGAAAAGAATAACACTGGCTTTCCTTCCAATAGATTTGCTAGGGCCGCTTGGACTAGGTAGATGGATTTACCTCCTCCTGTTTCAGAAGCTACTGTCATCATCTCTCCTTTGTGCATCCCACCCTTGAGCGCACGATCTACTTTTATCATTCCAGTGGTAAAGCATTCGTTTACTGCTTTACCTTCCATCTCATCAATGATCTCAATGATCAGGTCTTTGACTGGTTTGACTTTTGTTGTCCGATCTTCGGCGCACTTCATTATCGTTTCCGATAACGAGCGTAGGTCAGCCCTTCCACCGCGCAGGTCATGCTCTGTTTTCTCAATGATAGAGATGGCATCTCGGTAGCCCTTCATCTTGTGAAGATTCTTTCGGTAGTCATCAGCCATGTCTTGGCAGACCTTACCAGATGCGATCTTCATCGTAGCTAGGATGTCATGGACTTCGTTCTCACCACCAGCCGATTCTAGTTGCCCCGTGGATTCTAGTTCAGCAATCGCCGAGAATTGACAGCAAGTGCCTGTCCGCTGGTGAACCCCTTGGAGTGCGTTAAAAACGATTCTGTGGGCAGGTAGCGCGAAATAATCGGCATCCCATGTTTGTTGGGAAAGGATATTTCGGTCTGTTGCTATCAGCGACAATGCTGCCGCTTCGCTCTTGTGTGCTATTGGGACTTTTTTCATGAGGTTAAATGTTGGAGAATCGTTCTGGTTTGGTAGTTGTTTTTGGTTTCATCCATTCAGCCTTGAAGCTCTGCCATCCACGGGTGATGCATTCGGTCAAGGCATCTTCCAAAGTCATCAAAGCCTTGTCTGCTTCATTCAAAATCCCAGCTAACGCAGTTTGCGATAGCGGAGCGCGTTTAGCTTTACGGAGGGCGATGAAGTCATCCCAGACTTGCTCGCTGACAGCAATAGGTTTTTGAACGCCAACTTTTGTGAGTTTAGGTTTTGAAGGGATTATAGGGTTTATTTCTTTGTCAGTAGTTTCTGTTATAGTCTCTGTTATTGCTCCGTCAGAATGATCCTCCGATCCGTCAAAATGACGCTTCGGTGCGACACCTTGACTGATTCTTTCAGCGCACTCTTCGATGATGGCATACCCGCTTAACGGCATATTTTTTGATGTCAATTGAGTTATGATTTCAACAAAATTTACCCTGTAATGGTATGTCTTATCGAATTTATACCTTGGATTTGGATTCATCCTTCGACGTAAAAAATTCTTTTTTACTAAGCGATCTAAAACTCGATTCATTGTTTTCTCGCTTATCGCTCCAAACATTTCTTCAACTAATTCAGAAGCTGATTTGTAAATCCATCCGTGAGACAAAACAGGGACATGATCGACTAACATTGTGTATTCCTCTTCAAGAAACTTATCAATGTCCTTCATCCTTTCAGACCAATAACACATTTGATTCAGTATCATGGCTTCCTCAAGGCATTTTGTAATGATGAAGAATTCCTCTTTCAAAACCATCCTGCCAAGTTTTTTAGGTTTCATAATTCAGCTAAGGCTTGAATTGATTGTAATTCCTGTTCAGAAAAGAAATTCTCAATTATTTCTTCTTCTAAAAGTTCCATGTATCCCACCGCTGCACTTGGATCATGATGACTCATATCATATATGCGATCCAATATTCCCTCTACATTATGGTTATCTTCCGTCCATCTTGTGATGTGAGTTAATAAACCAATTCCGCATACGGATAATTTAATGTTATCTAAGTGGCGTGTTTCTACTAAGGTGAATGTATTACGTTTAATAATCATTTTAAAAAGGCGACCCCTTGTGACACTGGAAAAGTGCGGCAACAGACGCGAAGGAGTGGCAGTGCCACAAGGGATCATATATTGTTATGTTAATTTACTGACTTTTCATTCACTTCGGCTCCTACCCCGAAGGTGTGATTTCTCACACGCAAAAGAAACTACTAGATGTTGTATTCAGTGTCAAGCATCTTTTTTATCGGAACCGATAATTACTCCATGTCAATTGTTGCGATCCCACCAGCAGACCAGTCCTCTAGCTTGTCGGTCAGAACCTCCCAGATGTCATCGGCATCACTTTTGTTTTTGCATTTGAAGATCGAGCGGCGTTCTCCGACACCTTCACCAGCGATAATGAAATCACACTTGATGACAGTATTGGAGTCATGGCCGCAAGCGACAATGATACAGGTATTGTTTGGCTTGAGTGCCATCATCAGAATGCCTTCATCATTTTCGTAGGTAGCAATGAAAGGCTTCTCTAGCGCGGCGGCTAAAGACATATTTGTGACAAGGACAGTCTTTCTGACAGTAGCCAGAAGGTCTTCTGCAAATGTATTATCGTTGTTAGTGTTATCCATAATTTATAAGGCTATCAGAAATGTGTTGACTTGTCAATAGTCTTGGTTTAATTTTATTCAAATGAAACATCCATTAGAAGAAGCATACGATAGCTGCATGATGGCTTACGAGCAATCACGCACTGTTCGTTCTATTGGACGGAGGACTTTCGCCCAGCAGTTACGCGAGACTCGAAAGAAACTGAGCATGACTGTCAGGGAACTGGGAGAAAGGATTGGAGTGACTGGCTCACTGATCAACCAGATTGAAGTAAACTCGAAAAGTATTTTAAAGAAAGAACAGGTAGATAAAGTAATTGGATTATGCTACAAAGAAAAACGCCCCTACAAAAAACAGGATTCAAAAAGCGAAGTGGAAAACTTAGATCAGTCTCAACCACTCGGAGAGTAAAGAATGCTGAATATGAAAAAGCCAAAGCAGAATACTTTGAAGAAAAAAACTACCAGTGTGAAATATGCAACCAAGCCGCCAGCGACTTGCACCACAAAAAAGGTAGAGGGAAGTTCCTGTGCGAGAAGTCCACTTTCATGGCTCTTTGCCGTCCGTGCCACAACAAATGCCACCACGAAGTAGGGTGGGCAAGAGAGAATGGTTACATAATTTATGACTACAAATAATACGTTTGAGCCTCGCGTTATCTGCGAGGGAACTGAAGTAAGCGAGAATCAGTATAAGATTCTTTTCCAGCAAAAGTTCAATCAGTGCTGGGTTCCGAAGAAGGACATCCGACTCAAGGAGACTCTAGGAAACCTTTACGGAGAAAAAATGATTCGCATCGTAGTTCCAGAAGAGGTAGCAAATACCTTGGAACTTGAAGGAATCATGGATTAAAACAATTTCGCAGGCAGGTGTAAAAATTACCGGATGAGCGGCAGTGGAGCTTGGCTTCGACCCGCCACATCGAACTGGGGGAACGCTGGGTCGTTCATAAGTTTGGTAACCCCCACTTGAAAAGGGGATGCATACTCGTTCCTGCGTTACCAATCCCCATTATCATCTGATGAGTAAGAATCATCATCAGAGAAAGATTCGACTGGCTTTTCATCCCGCGCCCAGAATCGGTTAGTTGGGACAGCTTTATCGTTTCCGATAAATACTAGTCCATTGCGCCTAGCCATTTCGAGTGCGTAGATCAAACTATCACTCAAGTCGGGAGAGTAACCTGTTCTTCCCTTTAACTCGTCTTTAGTCTCAATGGCAATCTTCTTGTTTTTGATCGTGTATCTACGAAGACAAAGTTCCCTAGCCAGATCAGATGCAGGATCAACGCCAAAGAGAACACGGCTCTTGAAGGCGTGATAGCAAGAGTAGTAGTATTCAGATACCAACCTATCGTAAACATCCTTACACGGGCGTTTATCGACTTCAGCGGCGAGTCGATCAGTAGGTTTACCCATAGAGGAGATAAGAGCGATAGACGCACCAGAAGACTCAAAGCGCAGCCACTCACGAATGATAGCTTGTCCAACTCGTCCACCATCACCGGAAACGTCCATACCGAATTTAGAAGGTTGGACACCAGCCGCACGGCATAGAGTTACAACTTCAGTAGCGAGTTGGATTTCAAACTCAGCGGCGGCATTCGCGGATAACTGAATGACCTTCTGGCTCTCCAACCACATGACACGATTGCGAGTCCCGCGAACAAAGCCTAGCTTGGCGATAGTCAGAACGCATCGATCTCCCCCAATTGTGAAAGCGGTATCGAACCCGGCTACCTTGGTAAAACCTTCAGAATCCCAAAGGGGTTCTTCGTTTGTATCAGCATTACGGATCAGATCGGCGGTAAGAATCGTTTGAGCGAATCCAGACTTCGGCCACCAACCAATAGCGTTACGAACATAGTCGATAGCATTCTCGTCTCCATAACATTGTTTAAGCATGATCTCCTGCTTCTTCCGATCCATGAGGAAAGGGAATGGAGATGGCTCGCTCGCAGGCGCGGCGAAGTTAGGAGAACGCATACCATTGTAGAACAAGCAAACGCCAGTTCCAGTCTCCCACTTGTCCATGTCTGGACTAACCGAATCGAAGTTAGATGCGCCACTAGGCATGGCCCAGCGGGTGTGAGGATTATCACCAGCAGATGGGTTCCCAATACCAATGAACGTCACATCATTGTTAGCAGATAAGTTAACCTTGGCGGTAATCGCGCCCAGTTCCATTTCTGGCAACTCATCCAAGGCTAACCTAACCCTGTCATTCTTACGACCACGGGTTGTATCAATAGCCTTCTGACCCTCGTTACCAGACTGGAAAGCTAGAGCCTTGATAGCATTTCGATAGTCTTTATCCTCATCATTGGATGCTCCACCCCAAACAATCATGTGGCGATAGTCAATGAGCTTACCAAACTGAACTGCGGCACACTTCCATAGCTTGGAGATGATACCCCAGATACGATCTTCGGAAGCACCGAGAGTGGTAGTAGCAACCCAAGACGAAGTGCAATGCGGGGCAGAACACCAATCAAGATAAACCCAAAGACCAACAGGAAACGACTTTCCCATAGAAGCCGCGCCAGCCAAACAAATATCTGTATTATTACAAAGCTCCTCAAGTGTCCTCAATAATTGAGTATTGGTGTAGCCACGATTGTAGATAGAAACTTCAGTAGGCCATTGGAGTTTAACGGCATTGATGAAGTGTTCGTGCGGCGAGAGTAATTTAAAGTCAGAGATATTGATATTATGTTTAACACAATACTCTTTGCCATATTCACCACGGCTAATAGAGTAACAATATAATTCAATACCAAGGTCATCCATGTGTTCTGGGAATTGAATCCCGTAGCGACGAATACCTTTGTTTGAAGAAAAAGCTCTTGACATATCAATAAGAAAATATATTTTCCGTGCAAAGGCAAGATGAAACTGAAAAACAAAAATCTAGCACCTGTCGGGGGCTGGTATTGGAAGTATGAGATCAAGCGTGATAAGCTCACGTTCCCAGCCATTGTCTACGGAAGCACATTCAATAGCTTGATTCAAAACATCCGCAAGGACTATACATCGAATGGAATCGAAGTTCCTGCCAATATTGAGCAGATGGTCGAAGATCAAACCTGCCAGCGTCAACCAAGTGATCGTTGCTGGTATAGCGATGGTCTCGGAGACAAGATCGCGCAGGCTATCCATACTGTGGCTGCAACCGCAGACAAGGTTTTAGGAACTAAACTAGAGCATAAAGCTCGCGGATGTAGTTCATGTAACAAACGAAGAAATGCCTTGAATTCATTATCGTAAACGATAAAAGTATAATCATATGCTCTCCATCGGCCAAGACAACTTTTCCCTTGCTACTTTAGACCAAGACGGCAAGCCACCAGAAACACGAATCTCCAATGCGTCTCACGCTTGGAACATCGCAAATAATCTGCGCCTTGCAAACATCGGGCGCGAGAATAAACGTATCCGTATCTATAAGGCTTACAAAATGTTCCCGCCGACAGGATACAGCAAGCTCGCGGAGAAACGACTTCCTTGGCAATCTGATGTTAACTATGGACAACTTGGGTTTATCGTAGACAACCAGAAGTCCAGCTACTACGATGTCATTACAGAACGGCAGGCGTGTTGCACAATTAAAAGTAAATTCGGCAATGAAAAAGAACGACTCGTTAACTCAGAGAATATCGGAATCGCCTTTGACCAAGCAATCCGCGAATGGCCCGGATACCTCTACAACACAGAGCAAGACCTTGAAGAGATGCTTCTGTATGGAAAGGGAATCGGAATGTGGGATAGCCCACTTGGATGGATGCCAGAACACGTCTTCCTCTCTGACCTTCTCTTTCCAGACGACATTAGGATCGACTTCTGCAACCTTGAGGAGTTTGTCCGCCGTGTCCGTCTAACCCCATACGAACTCTACAAGAAGATTGAGAATCGTGCGGCGGCAGAAGCGATGGGCTGGAATGTCGATGCGGCTATTGATGCTATCCGATTCCACCGCGCATTTACAAACCACCGCAAGACCCGCGAGGATTTCTTCCGCACGATCAGCGAAGCGGGATTCAACTGGTCACTCTCTGTGAACCAGAAGATCGACCTCTACGAAGTATACTGGAGGGAGTTCGACGGCAAGATCAGTAAGGCGATCATCCTTCAAGACTACCAACCGATTGCTGACTACATTAACTCCAATGTAAAGGGAGCAGGAAAGATCAGCGATGATGATATCAGAACCCAGCATGGGTTTATGATGCTGAAGATTGGACTCTTCGATTCTTGGGATGAGATCATGTATATGCTGACCGACTCGGTTGGTAGCGGACTCTTCCAAGACATCAAGAGCCAAGCAGAATCGGCGTTCGTAGCCTGCCGTCAGTATGACTTCACAATGAACTCGCTGGTGGATGCAGTGCGACTCAATTCAATGTTGATGATCGAAGGACAAGGCCCAGACTCAACCAAGATGTTGAAGCAGATGGAGTGGTTGCCAATCAGCGTCATGCCAGACGGGGCGAAGTTCATCCAGAACCGCTTCCAACTCCCAGTAGCAGAGAGCATGGGATTCATGCAGTTCTTCATGGGAGATATGTATAGGGGAATGGGTCAGTATCGCATCAACGCTCCAACTGCTGGAGGAAAGCAACGCACGAAAGGCGAAGCAGAGTTAGATGCGGCTGAATCCGCTAAACTCTCTGGAACTCAGATTCGCCGATTCAATGAGTGCCAGACTCTTTACTTCAAACAACTCTACAAACGCTTCGTAAACGCCAAGTCCAGCGATGATGGATATGAGTATGTGAAGAAGTTCTACGAGATTCTTGAGGAACTTAAAACTCCAAGGGAAGCCGCGCAATGGAAGAACATCACCAGCATCCGTTCTAACTTGATCAATGGTGCAGGTAGCCCATCGTTCAAACTCATCACCGCTGAGAAGCTATTGCAGATCACAGCAATCACCCCAGCGAACGAAGGCCAAGAGAACGCAGTTAAAGACGCAATCGCAGCACTCTCTGGGCGAGACAATGTAGCTCGCTACCGGAATACCAAGATCAGCAAGATTGATGATACGACTCGCGTTATCGGATTTGAGAATGCTGGTATGACTGATGCGTTCGTTAACCCAGCCAACTTCCCTGTGCTGCCAACCGATCCACACATCGAACACGCTCAAGGTCACTTCCAAGACATGGCGATGCAGTTGCAGATGAATATGCAGTCTATCCAGCAAGGTCAACCAGACATGGCTGATCTATCTCTGGCCGTTCGCTCCATCAAGTTCAAGGGTGGTCACATCATGGCGCACGTGGAGTATATTGCGAAAGACCAAGGCAAGCAGGACTTCTTGAAGCAATTCATGCAGGGAATGAACGAGGCGCAAAAGATCGCCGACGAACTTCAGTCTGTATACGTGGAGATGGCACAAGCCGAAGCTCAAAAAGGTGGTCAACCAAACTCCGAGGAAGACATCAAGCTTCAATACCTCGCCGCCAAGTCTGGTATCGAAATCGACACCAAGAAGAAGCTCGCCGACATTTCGATTGGCAAGGCATCCATCAGCCACGCTCAACGCACCGAGCAGCGCAAGGAACAAGGTATCACTCAACTCGCACTCCAGAAAGCCAAGGCTCGCGCCGAGATTCAGAAGGCAAAAGGCAAGATGGCGGCAGAGCAACCAATGGAGGAAGAGGTAGAGATGGAAGAGCCAGAGGAGATAGAAACCGAAGAGGTAGAGACTCCAGAGGCAACAGAAGTAGTTGAGATGGAAACCACACCGACACCAATGCAACCACAATGACAACCGAAAAAGTAAAATCCCTATGCGCGGCAATAACAACACACGAAGATTGGAACAAGCTACAGGCTTACTTGTTGCTTAACGTAAACCCACCAGAAGGAGTAACCACGCTTATCCATGCAATCAAAACTATTGATGCTATTGGAACAGAAGAACAAGGAGAATTCAAAAAAACCAAGTCTTCTTCAAGAAATAAAGAACCTAAAGACGGCACGATTGACCCAGACCTCGACGAAATCTAATTTATGGCAGACACAAACGACACAGCAGAAGTAATCAAGGAACTGAAGGCTAAACCTCAAGTTCCGATTAAGGGCAATACATCTGACTTCCTCAAGAAGTTCAGCAAACAACAAGCTGACGATGGCAAGCCTAGTGCTACCAATGTCGGAGACCCGAATCTTGGAATACCTAAATACAATGAAGAAGAACCGCCCGAAGAACCAACTGGAGTCACCGAAGCTGAAATCACGTCTGACCGAACAGGGAAGAAAAAAGGATTCGTTGAACGACAAATCGAAGAGAACCGAAAGCTCAAAGAAGAACTGGAGAAATACAGGAAAGAAGAAGTCCCCAAGTTTGAAACAAAAATCCAAGAACTTGAGCGAATGGTGTCCGAGTCAACATCGACTAAAGAAGCCAACCACTACCAAGAACAACTCAACAAAGCCAATCAAGAGAAGCTGGAAGTTGAGCAACAACTATCCGAGCAGATCAAAGACCTACGAGGAAAACTGGATTTCCACGATATCACAAGCAATCCTGACTTTAAAAAGAATTACCTCGATCCCATCAAGAATACTTATGATGGTGCGAGGCATTTGCTGGCGAATGATCCAACGCTTCTTTCAACATTCTCCCGTGCTGTCAATGCAAACGCCTCCATCTTCAATGCGGCATCCGAAGAAGATCGTCGGGCAGCAGAGATTGACCGAGACCAAGCGTTTGAAGAAATCACGAACTCGCTCTCGCAATTCAAGCAATACCAGTTCGCGGAGCAAGTCAACAGCTTCATCAAAGCAACTAACAACCACCATTCTGCCCTCGTTAACTTCGAGGAAACTAAACAAAACATCCTTCAAACATCAAAGCAACGCGAGCAAGACGGGCGCAACAAGTATCTGAATCAATGGAAAGAAGGGTATAAGAATACCCAGCAGGAAATTGATAACGCTACTGCGATCCCAGATGCGGTTGCTGACTACATGAAAGAAAAGGGAATCAAGTATGACTTGTCCCGCGATGAGGCTATCGCATTAGCAGCTACTCAGCAGAGTAATGAGCAAGCATCGGTAGAAGACATGAACCGCCTTATCAACCAAGGCCGCGCATATCAGAAGCTACAAGCTCAACTCAAAGCATACCAAGAGATGGTTAAAGAGAAAGACGATTATATTTCACAACTGAAAGGATCGTCACGCATCTCTTCATCTCCAAGTTCAACGGATTCCCAGAAGCCAAGAATGAGTATGACGGAGGGACTGGCCGCGAAGATCGCAAGATTCTCGCCGCAAAATCGAGTAACTGCATAGCCCATCATTCCTAGTTCTGGTTTGAACAAGGGGGAGGTAGTTCATGGTCTACCTCCCCCAAACTTTTTTTAAAAATATTGCTTGATTATAAATTGTCGCTCATTTTAAATATGCTTCATGCAAGCGGCAAAATTTAAAAAAGGATCAATAAATTCTGATGGGATGGTATTTTGGGCTTATGGGAAATGCTACCCAAACAATGAATACTGGGTAACTCCAGAAAAATTCAATGATCTTTACAAGAAAAGACAAGATGCCACAAAAAAGAACTACGAAGAAAATAAAGAGAAGAGAAGCGTTCAAAGAAAAGAACGAAGAAAAAATAATAGAGAACAATATCTGTTAGTTGCTAAAACTGGAAGGGAAAGAAACAAAGAAAAGATAAGGGAATATTTTAGGAATTACCATAAAAACCATAAAGACAAAATTGCTTTAGCGAATAAAAAATGGAGACAAAAAAATTGGGCAAGAATGAGTGGATTGCTTGCAAAATACAGAACTAAAAAAACATCTCAAACACCAGAATTATCCAAAGAATCAAAAATGATAATCACATCGCTTTTTGAACAAGCTCAAAGATTATCTAAAACACTTGGAATTCCATTTGAAGTAGATCATATAAATCCAATCTCACTTGGAGGAATTCATGCCCCAAGTAACTTGCAAGTAATACCAAGATCAGTTAATCGCAAAAAGCATAACAAGAAAATTTTTGTTTGGTCAGAAAAAAACTCTTGACATATATTCTATAATCCATATTTTCGTCGCAACGGGATAGACGAAATTATCGGAAACGATAAAATTAGTGCGTGGGCGAACCCGGCCTTGGAGTTATAGTTCTCCAATAAAAAACTATTCCGGACTGGTCTTGCAAAAGACACCGAGGGTTGAATTCCGGCTCGAAACCAACAAGCATTCGCTTGGGGCTTTCGGGCCTTTTGCGTTTGCGAACTAAACTAAATCAAACAAAAATCAAACTCTAACAAAATAAATATTATGGCATCAGATCAGCTATATTTCAATTCATGTGCTGAGATTGACAGTTTCTTCCGCGAGGGCCGCGAATATTTCAACGACCTCTATGTGAAGAAGCTCGTCACTAACTCTGCATACTTCACCCGTTTCGAGGAGCAATCTTGGCCCTTGAACCACACAACCGAACAGAAAGCGTTCCGCTTTGGCCGTGGATTCCACGATCCTTGCACCCCTTTCCGTGCGATCAACGACACCTACTGCGAGACTGATTCTTGCGATAGCAAACCAGAAGTGATTCAACGCCCCGGCACTGAGTCCTACACCTTTGAGCTTCTCCGTAAAGAGATGACCACTGACTGGATTTGCGTTGAGAGCCTTCTCTACCGCCTTTTCCCTGCTGAAGAGATTCTTCAGTTTGAGGAGTCCAATGCCCGTATCACCAAGAACGTTCACGAAGAGTTCCTTCGTAGCAACTACATCGGTGGTGCTGGACACAAATGGATGGGTATCACTACGGATGACGGAACCTACTGCGGACTGGTCGATGACCAAGCATGGTTCGTTCCCGAACATACTGTCAACAACGAAGCTGGTTACGACCTTTGCGCCATTCGCGTTAAGCTCGCTCCTGCTGACCTCAACAAGATTGCTTACCTCTCGCTTGATATGCTTGATGACGCACTCGTTGACCTCCAAGACGAAGATGACGCTTTCCGCCTTGATCTCCAAGACGCGACTGGTCAGCCTTTGCTCGACATCGTTATCCCTGATCCTCAAGTTGGCCGTGCGCTTTACTTCCAAGCCAAGCGCAACAATGGTTACTGGGATGCTAACACGGACTTCGATGAGCGTCTTACCCGTCTGAAGCTCGGCATCAATCGTATCATCGGCGACTACGCCTTCGGTTACGACATCAACTCCGCTCGCTTCAACTCTGACACCGCCTTCAACGCTGGTCTCGCTCCGTTCAACGAAGCTGATCCTGCTACTTGGGCGCGTCTGGTTCGCGTTCCTCGCTACATCAAGACTGTCCTTGAAAACGGATGTGCTTATATCCCGAACAAAGCCTACCGCAATGCCGACTTCGGTATCTCGGTTGCTATGGTCAATAAAGCCATGTGCAAGTGGACGATGCCTTCCTCGACTGGTTACGGCCAAGCCCAACAAATGACCCAGAACTACGCTGGCGATTGGGAGTGGAAGAACCCAGATTGGGAGTGCAACCGCTGGCGCAAAACGGGCTTCTATCAAGCCCAGTTCCGTCTGGCCGCACAGGTCAAAGACCCAACCATCATGCACACCTTCTTGCATCGTATGCCTAAGAGCAAAAACCTCTATGGTTCCTGCTGCGAAGTGCAGAACTATATCGTCCCTGAGAACAATCAGGACTGCTATAGCTGCGCTGGCGTGGGCGACATCGTTGTGCCTTCCTAAAGTTAAATAAGGGGAGGGGCTATTAAAGCCTCTCCCCATAACCTTAAACAAAATAAAATATATGTCTAATTCTCGACCACTCGCTTATGATCGTGTCAACCTGTTTGGCCCGATTGCCGTTAACCTCCTCGCTGCTGGAGACGCTGACCTCTTGGTTCTTAACGACCAAGACACTAAGTTCTTTCCAACAAGCATCGTTCTGGAAACAGCTTACGCTCGCGGAACCACTGCCACCGACCCAATTGTAGTCGTTGACAACGGAACCTCTAGCGAAAACCTTACTTCCTCGTTGACCATCACCGACGCTCTTGACAACCAAGGCCGCTACAATCCTCTTGCGTTTGTTGCTAATCCTTACGTTATCACTGGCCCCGGCAAACTCCGCTTGGTGAAATCCACTGTGGGTGCTGGTCAAGCTACCGCTACCCGCGCTCGCACTTCGGGCGTTGCTACCATCGTTACTGGTGCTGCTCATGGCTTTGCCACGGGCGATGTCATCACGATTGCCAGCATGACCGACACCTCGTTCAATGATGTGCAGGCTGAAGTTACTGTCGTTAACTCGACTACCTTCACCTACGCAAACGCTGGTGCTGATGTCGCTTCGGGCGCGGATACCGCTGGACGTGTTGGCGCACTCTACGTGAATGCCTACGTTGTTGGTATCTACTACTAAACCTCAACCTTGGGTGGGGGAGTTACATTCTCCCTCACCCTTACCCTTTTAAAACTATGGCTTGCTTTACCGCTCTCGATTACCGCAATAAATCATATCCTTTCGTTCAAACAATTGCTGATGCCGCTGGTATTACTCCAGTCTCTTATGGTTGCTATGATGCATCTAGCGATGCCGCTAAACTCTACCAATTCTATGTTGGACTCGCAACCATTGGTGGCCTCACCCCAGTTACTGAAAATTGCTTTGTGCAAAAAACTGAAGACCAGCAATACTATCTTACTAACGAAGCTCTGTCTGCTGCCCTCAATCCTGTTACCTAATTATCGTAAACGATAAATATTTTGAACCATCTGCGACTAGAATAAAACAGTAATGGCCGAAGATGAAAGAGATTGCTTTATTGCTAAAACAACTGACAACCAGTTGTATGATGTCCTCGTATCATTAAGCCAAAAGTTCTATGTTCCAGAATTAATATCTAGGAATTGCTTTAATGGATTAACTGTTGATGGACAGCTATGGCAAATCTACTCCGCAATAAGTGGCGGTGCATTGTGGACTCCACAGCAAATACCGACAGTATTTTGGTATGATCCAAGTGACGCCACGACAATCACAACTAGCGGATTAACGGTAACTCAAGTTACAGACAAAAGCGGGAATAGCCGCACACTGAATGTAACAACTGTCGGAAAGATTGGCCCAACAATTGGAACGCGCAAGCTCAATGGATTAAATGTGTTTGAGTATGCATTGCCAGACCCAAACAACCAAGTTTTAGAAAATAATTCATTTACATACAATCAATCTGCAACACCTCTAAATATCGCAATGATTTTTAGAACTGATGTAGAAACTGTAGCTACACAAGATTTTTTCTTTTCTGGAACCGAAAATACAGGAGTCCGTTTGGCTATTAGGAAAACTACATCATATGCCTTGCAAATGCTTGGAACTTCTACTATAGGAACAGCAAATGGAACAGTGCCTGATAATTTGGATTTCATTCTTGTTACTAAATGGAACGCTGCAAATTCACAACTCAGATTGAATGGAACACTGTTAAACTCTGGAAACATTGGAACAACTAGTTTTTCATCTATAAATTTAGGTGCGAATGAAGCAGAATCTAGTAGCATTGAAGGATACCTCGCCGAGGTTGTAGCATTTGCTGATAATTCACAGCAGACAGTAGTAGAAGGATATTTAGCTTGGAAGTGGGGACTTGTAGCAAATCTTCCGGCAGGACACCCATACAAGAACTCTCCGCCAATTATTTAAAATGGAAAAAGACTGCTTCACAGATTTAACAATTAACAATCAGCTTTGGGAAATTCTTAAAGCGATTGAATTGTCTGTGCCGTATGGGAGAAGCTATGGGTCATTCTTTGATACAACGGATCAACCATTCTTGACTCTTGGAACCCCACAACCTGTCAGTATCAACTCGCAGCGTATTGCAAACGGAATAAGCATTGTTAATGGGACAAAGATAACATTCGCAAAAACAGGGATATATTCTCTGTCATTTTCTCTTCAAGTAATCAACCCAGACAATGCCGTGCATTCGTTTGATTGCTGGCTAAAATACAATGGGAACAATTTCCCGAACAGCACTACAAGGTTTGATATGCAACAACGCAAGAATTCTAGCTTACCAGCATATCTTGTAGCAAACTTTGAACTTACTGGCGCGGCACAAAATGCTGGTGATTATGTTGAGATTTACTGGAATGCAAATAGCACACAATTATCTCTTGCAGAATTTCCAGCCCAAGTTTCTCCTAGCATTCCAGAGACGCCTAGCGTTGTAGTAAATGTTCATCAAATTTCTTAAACTTTAACAAAAATAATAATATGGCAGACCAAATAAATATTGAATGTTTTAGAAGCATGACTATTGATGGTCAGTTATATGCAATTCTTTCCGCAATTAACGATATGCAAATTACCGTTCCAGAAGGTGGGCAAATAGCTCAAGTTCAAAACGGTGAATTGCAGAATGTCGAATTAATTGATGGAGGAGAGTTTACTCCTTAAAAACAAAAACAACAACAACAAACAATATAAAATAATATGGCTAATCCAATTATCAAAATCAAGCGCGGTTCAGGCGCACCCGTCTCCTTGCAGACAGGTGAGCTTGCAATCGATACACTAAACAAAAGCCTCTTCATCGGCACAGCTGAAGGCGTCCTCGCCATCGGTGGCGAACACGTTTTCGCTAAAAAAACCTATGTCGATAGCGCGGTTTCGACCGAGCAATCTGCCCGTGAAGCAGCTGACACCACCATCACCAACAACCTCAATGCGGAAATTTCTCGCGCTCAAGGTGCCGAAAGCGATCTCGCTGACGACATCTCTGCCGAGGAGACAGCCCGTATCGCGGCTGTTTCCGCTGAAGAGTCTGCTCGTATCGCTGCCGATACCACGCTCCAATCGAACATCAACACGGAGAAAGGTCGTATTGACGCGATCCTTGCCGCCGCTGATGCCGACAAGGACAGCTTCGCCGAAATCGTCTCTCTTATCAACAGTGTTGATACCGAGAATGATACGGCTTTCGCTGGCTACGTTACATCGAACAATGCCGCTCTCGCCGCTGAGACTTCGGCTCGTCAATCTGCTGATACGACCCTTCAAGGTAATATCGACACCGTTTCGAGCGATCTTTCTGTACTGACCTCCCGTGTAACCACGGCTGAGTCTGACATCCTTGCTGAAGAGACCGCTCGCATCGCCGCCGTGTCTGCCGAGCAAACCGCTCGTGAATCTGCTGTTTCCACTCTGGAAGCTGCTGACGATACCCTGCAAGACAACATCGACGCCGAGGCCAGCACCCGCGCTACTGCGGACACTAGCCTTAGCAATCGTATCGACGCCCTCGAAAGCGCCAGCGCGGATTCCCGCTTGGATGACGTAGAGGCAGACGTTGCTGATCACGAAACCCGCATCACCGCACTCGAAACCACCATTGACGGCGGAACCTACTAATAAACAATAACCAAGTCCTCCGTGGGGTAAAACCCACGGGGGCAACCATTCTATAATGGCTAACCCAATAATTGTCCCAAAGAAAAGCACAGTCAGTTCTAAAGTTCCAACAACTTCTGACCTTGCTCTTGGCGAGATTGCAATCAATCACGCAGATAAAAAACTTTACGCTCGCCACCCAATTTCGGGAACGGTGCAAGAAATCGGCAGTCTTACTGCACATTCGCATGACCAGTTAATCAGCGTTGATTCTACTGCTGACTTGGAATTGCAGAATAATGGATCAGTAATCATTACTGATGGAGCCGTATCGACAACCCTTGCGTTATCGTCAACGATAGCCAGAACAATCACCTTTCCAGACAAGACTGGAACAGTTGCACTACTTAACAGTGTTCCTATTGAAATTGGTCTGGCAGCATCTGATGAAACTACGGCTTTAACCACAGGAACGGCAAAGGTCACATTCCGCGCCCCATGCGCTATGACACTTACAGCAGTTCGTGCGAGTGTAACAACTGCTCCAGTTGGCTCTACGATCATCGTAGACATCAACGAAAATGCAACATCTATTCTTTCCACTAAACTTTCAATCGACGCTTCGGAGAAAACATCAACAACCGCAGTCACGGCAGCAGTCATCTCTGATTCTTCTATTGCGGACGATGCAGAAATCACAATCGACATTGACCAAGTTGGAAGCACTACAGCAGGTGCTGGACTAAAGGTTTGGCTAATCGGAACTCGCTCGTAATGTTACTGATAAATCCATATAGATTTTCTCCACCAAGATTTATCTCAAATGATGCCAACGTTGTGTCTTATATCTTAGCTGTAGAAGCTGCTGACGGGCAACAATTGGAGTCGGGCGTCATCACAGCGGTCGAATCTTTCATCACCGGCTGCAAATCTGATGGCATCTGGACCGCCATCAAAGCCTCCTGCCTTCTCGCAGGCGCTCGCACGCTTTCCGGTGCGCTTGTTCCTCTTGTTGGCACTGCCCCAACGAATTTTAACTTTGTTAGCGGAGATTACAGCCGCAAGACAGGCTTAAAAGGAGGAACCTCAAAATATCTTAGCAGCAATCGCGCAGGCAATTCCGATCCGCAAAACTCAAAGCATATCGCTTGCTATATGTCGGAACACCCCACAAGAGATACGACAAGATACGCAATCTCAAATGGGGGGGGATCAACTCAGTGTAATCTTTACACCAGCACAATTCAAAGGTTTTCAAGAATTAACTCAAGCTCCGCAACGGCAGGAGTCTCGGACATATTAACGACTACCGGTTTTTGGGGCGCAAGTAGAGCAGTCTCAACAAGTTTCCTCTACCGATACGCAGGCGCGACAACTTCTGTTACCAATAATTCTACGGCAAACCCTGTAGGTGTCTTTTCGATTTACTCAAGAGATTCAACCGGATCCGCCAGTGTATCTAATGGCCGATTTTCATTTTACTCAATCGGGCAAAATCTCGACCTTGCCGCCCTCGACACCCGCGTGTCCACGCTCATGACCGCCCTCGCCGCCGCTATATGACACTCGCCGACCTCATCACCCAGCCTATTAGCTACGACGCCGCAAAAGACCTCGCGCTCGTCTTTTCGCCTGCCCTCGCCGCGCAACTCGCCGCCGTCCAAGCCGAGCATGGCAACCCGCGCCATGTCGCCAGCCCCGTCGATCTTGTCGATGGCCGCAAAATGCTCTGTGCGGATTTGCTGACCGAAGTCGGCCCCGGCGGGCTTTACTCCAGCGGATTCGCGCATCTTCCAGTAGAGCTATTTTCTCTTGTGCAAGTAATTCCAATGAGTGATGCTATTTTATTATTACCACAAACAGAAGAAGAATTATGAATATTGACTCAAGCACACCATCTTATGGAACAGGATTTACTGGGACGATCTTTAGTATGTTTGCAGTAGTAGTTTCTATGTTGCCAGAACTAGACACATGGTTTAGGATTTTAGCATCAATCAGCGCAATTATCGCAGCATGGGTTTCAATCTATGTTATGATTTCAAAATTAAAGAAAGACAAAGACAAATGAATGCCAAACAAATCGCACTTGGAGTAATCGTAATATCTTTTGCATTTCTAGCGTTGGCATTATTGACTGGATGCACTACGCTTGGAATCTCCCTAGAAACACAATATGGTCGGTTCACATACGAGCTGCCAGAACCAATAGGAACAAAAAAATGAAAATCGTAAATATACTATTAGAACGTCTGTCAGAGAACAGCACATGGCGCGGCATCATCCTAATCGCTACGGCGGTAGGAGTGAAGCTGGAACCAGAACTTCAAGAGTCCATCATCGTCGCGGGGCTAGGACTCGTAGGACTCATCAACGTTATCCGCAAAGGAAAATGATTCCCCACTCCAGACCACAGCAGGCCAAGGAAAAGACACTCGCAATGGTAATCAAAGCGGGTATCGAAGACTTGGTTTGCTTGGTCGGGATTCGTGGATACTACCTCGATTCAATGGGAGCAAAAGGAAAGAACGACAGAGGTATCTACGACGATGCGATCATTCTTCTATCACCAAGCGTTCATGCTACGTTTAACGCTAATACTGATCCATCAGTTTTCAAGAAAGGTATTGCGGTGCTTAAAACGGGTGTGCATCGCTATCGTAAAGGTAATCATGGCATCTCTAAACCCGGAGGCGGCTACCCAGCGTTACGACCTGCTAACGCAAAAGAAGAACTCCCTGTTACGCGAGATGGTGAAGGTGATTCGATGGGGATTGCGATAAACATCCATAAAGGAGGATACCGCACTACCAGTAGCGAAGGATGTCAGACGATCTATCCAGCGCAGTGGGACGGGTTCATAAATCTAGTCTACTCAGAGATGAGTAGATACAACCAAAAGACGATTCCATATTTACTTGTGGAAAACGCTTGACTAAAACTAAACTATCGTTAACGATAAAAACTATGAGTTGCGGAAATTCCAGAAGTTCTAAATGCAATCCGTGCGGCCCAAGTGAGTCCGCAGTAAATTCTATTGCGGATCGCGCAGCTTACTACGCTCGTATCGCAGTTGAAGCGGCTAACTCTGCTTGCTTCCAATTACAAGAAGAGGGAAATCGGCGTTGGGCATATATTGGAGATGGCATTCAAACTATTTTTGATATTCCCGGAGCAGGAACAACAATCTCAGCATCCTACATCGTAGGTATTGATGGCGTTCTTCAAGACCCAGATAACTATACAGTCCAACAAACCCATCCATCGAACCCATACACTCTTACTATGTCAGTTCCAGTTCCCGCTGGATCAGAAATTGTAATAGTATCAATTAAAGGCATAACTGGAGCCACTGGGCCAGTTGGGCCAATTGGCCCATCGGGAGGGCCGACTGGAGCTACCGGCCCGACATCTCCAGCTGGCGGGATTAGATGGGCATTTACAAGTGATGGATCAAATACATTATATGCTTTGCCGGGAGCATTCTCTACTTTAAACACAGCATATCTTGTAACATACGATGGGGTTACTCAAGACCCCAATAATTATACAATTGCTGCTGGTTCTCCATACTCGATTACATTAAGCACCGCTCCTTCTGCTGGAGTTGGGATCGTTATTGTTTCTCTAAATGGTATTCAAGGAGCTACAGGGATACAGGGAACACCCGGAGGAGCTACTGGAGCTACTGGAGCAGTTGGGCCTGCATTTCCATCAGGAGGATTGCGTTGGGCTTATACTGGAAACGGAACGCAAACAGTTTTTAACATTACTGGAGCATCTACAACATTAGCTACAGCATATTTGGTAACAGTTGATGGAATTACTCAAGATAGTGCAAATTACATAATCACTGCTGGAAGTCCATATACATTGACAATTTCAACTGTTCCTAATGGATCGGTGATTGTAATTACATCATTGACTGCTGGACTTGCAAATTGGATTACTGGATTTGGTTCTCCGAATGGAGTTGTAACAGCACCAACTGGTAGTGTTTATACTAATTTGACTGGAGGATCACTTTCTACTTTGTATGTGAAAGAATCTGGTTCTGGAAACACTGGATGGATTGCAAAATAATTTAACAACAAAAAAATAATAATATGCCATTAACTAAAGCAACAACTAATGTAGTCAACCTCGATCAAGATACAGTTATCAACGAAGTTCGTGTTGGGAAAGGTTCCGGGAATCAAACTTCAAACACAAGTGTTGGAAGGGAAAATATGCTTAATAACACAACTGGATTTTATAATACTTCAGTTGGAAATGCTTGCCTTGAAAGTAACACAACTGGAAATTATAACACAGCAGTTGGTGTAACCGCACTTCGTCAAAACATAGGTGGAAGCAACAATACAGCAGTTGGTATGGCAGCACTCCGACTCAACACAACCGGAAACAATAACACATCTAGCGGATGGGGCGCACTTGAAAATAACACGACTGGAACACAAAACACAGCATTCGGAGAAAGAGCCTTGCAAACTCAAACAACAGGGTCTTCAAATACTGGAATAGGAAGCGCAGCACTTTTCTCTTCTGGAGTGGCAATAACAAATTCAACTGGACTTGGAAACAATGCTCAAGTAACTGGTTCAAATCAAGTTCAACTTGGAGATTCCGCAACTACAACTTACGCATATGGTGCAGTTCAAGATCGTTCTGATATTAGAGATAAAGCTGATGTCCGTGATACTGCTCTTGGTCTTGGGTTTGTAAATGCGCTTCGTCCAGTTGATTTCAGATGGGATATGCGTGAGGACTATCGGCCAGAAGCACCACAAGTTCCTGACCAAGATGCAAGCCAAGAAGAAAAAGCAGCTTACCAGACAGCAAAAGCAAAATGGCTAGAAGACGTGAAACTTGCTAACATCACTCACAATGGCAGCAAGAAACGCAATCGTTTCCATCATGGTTTGATTGCTCAAGAAGTGAAAGCAGTTCTCGATTCTAAAGGAATTGATTTTGGTGGCTTCCAAGATCACTCTGTAAAAGGTGGAGATGACGTTGTATCTATTGGTTATGTTGAGTTTATCGCTCCTCTTATCAAGGCAATTCAAGAGCTATCTGCTAAAGTTGATATACTTGAAAATAAATAATCTAACAATCAGAAAATAATAATATGCCAGTAACTAAAGCAAGTCAAAGTGTAATTACTCCTAACATTGTAACTACAGACACAGCACAAACAGTAACTGGAACCAAAACATTTACCACAATCCTTGGCAATGCATCGAGTGCTACTGCTATTACTGCTGGATCGACTACAGTAAGGACATTGGCAAACCGATTTGCTGATGTGGTGAATGTAAAAGACTTCGGAGCAGTTGGTGATGGTGTTACGGACGATACGACTGCGATTCAAGCTGCTGTAAATGCGGTGTCAGCCAATCCAATTGGAGGAACATTATATTTCTCTGATGGAATTTATATTACTGAAGCAATAACTGTTGGAAGCAATATTATTATTGAAGGCAACGGAACAACATTAAAAGGTAAAACTGGTCAGAATTTTATTTTCAGACTTGTTGGACTTGAAAACATCACAATTCAAAATTTTATTTTTGACTGCGTTGCATTAAGTGATGTGCCTTTAAATCCAATTGATTTTGGTTTAAGGTCATGTGCAATATATGTAAGAGTTGGAACAGGATATTTTACTAATGTTAAAATTTTAAATAATAGATTTATTAACATACCATTAACATCACCCGATTATCATGCTATTGGATTTAATAATGTTGATTGTATTGTTTCTAACAATTTTTCAGATCAATGTGGTGGAGATGTTTTAAATTTCAATGGTGGAATAAATATTGTTACTAATAATCAAATCCGTAATGGAGGAGATGGTGGAATTGCATTTAACAATGGAGCAAGGGGAATAATATCTGATAATTACATTTACAAATGTAGTCTTGGAGTTGGATGTGGGCCAGAAGGATTTCCTACCGATACATCATATAATAACACATTGCAAATTGATAGTAATGAAATTGACAGTTGCGATTTGGGTGTAAATCTTGGATGGTTTAGCACTGCGGGAAGAGAAGGGCCGGAAAATTTTTCAGTTACAAATAATTCATTTTTCAATTGCAAAAGACACGCAATTAGATATGACGGAAGAACAAATACGTGGAATCCAAATGGAGTAATTTCAAACAATGTTATTTACAGAACTGGATCACCAAATTACAATGGAACCCCATTCACTTCAACAGTTGACATAATGTTAGTGCAGTGTGGTAGCATGGTTGTTTCTAATAATGCGTTGTATCTTCCATATTCATCAACTGGGACAAGAATTGGAATTGGTATCTATATTTCATCTAATGTAGTATGTAGTGGAAATAAAATTGATGGAGGTGCAAATGCGTATTTTTGCGCTATTGATATTCTTGATTCAACAAATAGTAATTTTATAGGAAATGTAATAAATTCAACAAATTATGGAATACGATCACAAGGGCAAGGAGTTGGAACAGATTTAACTATTTCAAATAATAATATTTATCAAAATCAAGCTGATGCAATTAGATTAGAAAACGGACTACAAAACATTGATGTAACAAATAATCAAATAAATACAGGAGCAAATGTAACTGGAATATGGTTGAGTTCTGATGTTCAATATGCAGCTATAAAATCAAATGCAATAACGCTTACAAACCCATCTGCAACAATAGCAATTGTATTAAGTGCTTCTGTAGTGTCAGATTATTATGACATATCATTCAATACTGTGTATGGTAAACTTGTTACAGATGGCGGAACAAAACCCGGAGCAGTAAAAAGACTTCTTGATAATTGGTAAATTTTAAAATAAAATGGAAATTATGAGTTACTGCACACCATGCCCACCATGCGACACGAACTTCCCATTGTTGTGTGAACCACTCGAAACAACTGCCAATGGAAAACGATTGGTAGTAGAAGACTCTGCTGCTTGTCAGAAGACGATTCAGACTCCAGCTTCCCAGCAAGTCTTGAAGACTGATGGTGCTGGTAATTTGACTTGGACAAACGGAGCTAACAGCACAATTCTTGGAAAAGACTCTACTGGTAAAGTTGAGTTTGCTACGCTCAATAGTGTCCTTCAATCTGGCCCAGTTGATCTTGGTAGCCAACCATTGACTACTACGGGAGCAATAAGTTCTGGAGCAATCAGTGCAGCAAGCGTAACCACTACTGGAGCGGTTAACGCAACAAGCGTAACTACTACTGGAATAGTTACAACCACAGGAGAAATTGCAATCAATCGACTTGATTCAATTAATGAAGGTGGACAAGTAACGCTTAAAAGGTCATTAGATAATGCTACTGGATGGTATATTGATTGTTATGGTGTTACAGCTACACCTAATTTAAGGATTGGTTCAAGCACTGGAATAAAAGCATTGATTGATGGGTCTGGAAATTTTGGAATTGGAACAATCTTTCCAGCAAAAACACTCCATGTAAACGGAACAGTTCGTTTGCAGGGTCTTCCAGTTTATGCCGACAATGCTGCTGCTATTACTGGTGGCTTGGTTGCTGACGATGTTTATAAAACTGCAACTGGTGAACTTCGTATTGTTGTATAATGCCAGCAGAAGGATCAGTCTTTGATGGATTCACAAGTATCATCGCGCAAGACGCGGATACTCATCCATCGTATTTACCAGAGTCTGTAGTATCGGAGTCGGTTAATAGGACATTCCGAGGCGGCATCAACCGAACAAGGCCAAGCATTCGGAACATTCCGATTATGGCTGGAGCAGGTCAAGATCAGGCTATCGTTAACGATATTCTTACAGGTAGTTTTCAAGGGGCGTATCCATATCGTGCAACTAACTTGAGAACGAGCGATGGTATCTTGCTATCGGTATCTGGGATCATCTACTTTCTGAAGATGGTAAACAACCGAGCGTTTGCCTACAAGGTCATCGAAGGTAACGATCCGGGCATGATGCACACATTCTTCGTGCAAGCTGAAGATAGGGCATACATCCAAAATGGATACCAGAATGCAATCGCATGGGATGGAGTATTAGGAACACTGACCGCAAGCGAAATCCAAAACGGAGACTTCTGCGAGATTATTTCGCTTGGAGATGGGGTTACCAATACCAACTTCACGCTGATCGGTGCGCCATCCAATACAGTTGGAGTCAAGTTCACAGCAGTTATTACAGACACTCAAAGGGGAACAGGAACAGGCACAGTCAAGCTACCTGCCTACCGACTGAATCCATACTTGGCAAAGATGCCAATTGGGACGATCATGGAGTATGCTTTTGGTCGAGTCTTCGTTTCTGATAGGTTCAACCAAATCTACGCTTCTGACATCATCTATGGTGGTGGATTTACTGATACTAAGAATACAGAGAACTTCACGGAGATTGGATACTGGGCAGAAGGTGGGGCGTTCTCGACACCAGCCATGATGGGGAATATTACAGGCATGAAGGTCATGCCAGAGCTTGGATACAACCTTCGCGGCCAAGGTCAGCTTGTATTCCTTACAGGAGCCGGGGCATTCTCAATGGATGTCTCTCTACCAAGGTCACAATGGAACACATCAAACATCCAGCGTATCTCACTCCTTGGGCGCGGATGCACTAGCCCTAATCTTGCTCTAGTTAACTCCGAACTCTGGTTCAGATCACACGATGGCTGGGCGTTCTATTCCAATACTCAATCCGAGTTCAATAGATACTTCTCACTTCGTAAACTATCAAGGGATGTGAACAAGTGGGTATCAAATGATACCCCGTGGATGAAGCAATTCGCTTCGACTATCTTTTTCGACAACTACCTCATCAATACTGTCTCACCACAGACCTATCGCGCAGAAGGCGTAGAGGGACTGAACAGGTTTCATAGGGGCATGGTTGTTCTCGACCTCGACCAATCCTCAACGCCTGCACCGGACGCACAACTATCATTCCGTTGGAATGGAGTATGGACAGGCATCAGACCAACTCAACTTCTAACTGCACTGATCCAAGGTGAAAAGCGGGGATTCGGATTCTCATTCGACAAAGACAACAAGAACCGCCTCTACGAGTTCACCACAACACAAGGCGATGACTACGGCCCTAACGGAACTAGACAGATCGAATCCTTCTTCACAACTGGTAGGTATGACTTCAACCGAAGCGGGGCTACAAACAAGTTCCTCCGTAAAAAGATTACTGGTGGAGAAATGTGGATGAGTGAGATTAAAGGAGAAGTAGATAGCTATGTCGATTTCCGCGCAGACTCTAATCCTTGCTGGTCACAACTGAAAGTGCCTACGACATTTGGGTGCGATCCGTGTTCACCAGTAGTAACTGAATGCTTCCCACAACGGGGCGGTAATCGCTACAAACGCTACAAGTTTAACACACCAGACCCAAGTGAATGCAATGACTTGGCAGGCATCCCATCAGTAGAAGGATCAGAATTCCAGATCAAAGTAAACCTAACCGGAGCAGCTACAGTTGATCGAGTAAGATTGATGGCAAACATCAAGAACAACGATGACTCTCCAGTTGGTGACTGCCCAGAAGAAAATCAAGAGTGTGAACCATTTTTGTGTTGCCAAGAGAAATACTGGAACTACAATATCGTGAACTAATTTATGGACAATCAGTCTTCATCGCCAGCACTTACGTTTCCAAATGTCCCAGATGATTTTTGTCCAACTGGTAACTGGCAGAATGTTTTCCAAGTATTCATTGATGAAGTTCTGACTAACGGAACGATCAATGTTCCGGGATTGGGCGATGTAACTCCAGCGCAAGTTGCTCAAATCAACCAAGAGTTGGCTAACCAACAGAATCAGATTAGCGCACTTGATACGCGAGTCGATGCATTGGAACCAGCGGTAAAAGTAAGAACGGGCGTGATAACTGGAGTTCCTACAGATGACTCAATTCAAACTGCTTCTTTTGCTTCCAATCTTCTTCCAGATGCAAATTATGCAGTATCAATTACTCCAATCTGCGGATCAAGTATTTCAACATCAGCTACTCCATTATTTTCTTTGAATTCCGGAAGCAAAACAACAGCGGGTTTTACAATCCGTGTTGAAAACAACATTTCTCAAATAACGAGTATTGAATGGATGGCAGTTCATACTTCGTAATAAACAAGCCATAAGAAAACTAAATATATGACAACACTAAAAGGAACTGATCCTAAACTCGTCAGCGGCGGCGCACCAACTCGCGGCATGATCCGTGAAGGTATGGGCAATATGAATCCTCCCAACACTGGGAAGAACCCATACTCCAGCGCACCGCTTCCCAAGTCTGGAAAGCCCGTTGGACAGAAATAATTATCGGAAACGATAATCCCTATGGCTGATACCCTCGAAGAGATGGTAGAGCTTGTGAAGGGTTTTGTCGGCGACTCTGGCACTTGTTCATACGAGCGCGGAGTTAAAGCCGTAAACCAAGCAAGGCGACTGCTATGGAATAAGCGAGCATGGACTTCTCAAGAAGAGTATGTCCAAATCTGCTGTGTGAACGATTGCTTCACACTGCCAGCCCGATATGAGCAAATCAAACTAGCTTGGATCGGGAATGAATCTGCGTCTCTAGCAGACGAATGGTTCAATGCTACCAACGCTTTTGCTCTCCATGCGGATCACTCATGCCATAGAGGAATCGTAGAGGTAGGAGGACTCCATGTCCTCTTCCGTGACTATACTACCCATCCATACCAAATCGGAGTAATGGCCGAGGAAGTTGAAGACATCGGCGTAGAGTTGATGTTTGAAGCGCAAGACCAGTATGACACCTACCACAAGGTTAAGGTAGCTACCGCCAATCCTCCAACGCTGGCTAAGTCCGATCTCCTTGTGAAAGGAATTCGGGCAGTAACCAAGCCAATTACCAAAGGTAGGATTCGCGTGTATGCCTACGATACTGCATTGGAAGCAAAGACGCTGATAGCAATCTATCAACCGAACGATGCTAACCCAACCTTCCGTAGGTTCAAAGCACCCAAGACCTGCGAGTGTATTACGCTTTACGCATCTAAGAAATACTTTGATTTGGCCGACCCGAAAGAGTTAGTTGAGTTCATTCCTGATGCGATGATCTATGCTGTTCTGGCATTGAACTCGCGGGAGAATCGCAAGGCGCAGGAGTTCTTGAGTAACCTATCCCTTGCTGTGCAAGAGCAAGAGAAGGAAATGTCAAATGTAGAGATACCAACCGCCGCTCCAATCCGCTTCGCTAACTATAGTCGAGCAGACAACCTAATCGGGTCTGATCTACTGTCTCCCTCACCAAACGACTACTTCCTTTCAAGATGACGCTGACAATCCCAGATAAGATTGATGCAAGGAATGTCGTTGGATATGGTGATCCAGACTACGAGCTTAATCTAATGGACTTGGAGATTCTGAAACTCCCTCCACGGGAATGTCCGCTGGTTCACAAGTTCACTCCGGGAATGTATATTCGGGAAATCTATATGCCGAAGGATACGATCCTTACTACTCTTCTCCATCTGACTACTCATCCCTTCTTCGTAATGAAAGGTGATGTGACTGTCTGGTATCATGGCATCCCTGCCCACCGCTACAAAACAGGATACAGCGGGATCACAGAAGCAGGAACGAGGCGTTTGCTTGCTACTCACAAAGACACAATCTGGGTAACCTGCCATGTCACAGACTTAACTGATCCAGACGAAATTATTGACACGATCACTTCTAGAGACTTTAATCCCCACATCGCCAAGGAAGACCCAAGGGTGCAGAAGTGGCGGCACAACCGAACCGACTTAATCAAATGAGATTCCTTTTACCAGACCAGCTAGGCAACAACAAACATCCACAGATGTTTCACTCCAGCGGATTCGCTATTGCTGCTGGTGTAGTTGCTGTAGGAGCAGCGGCTGGATCAGCGGCTATCTCCATGTCAGCAGCGGATAGGGCGAAGAAGGCTCAAGGTGCAGCATCAGCAAGATTTCAAAAAGGCATAAAGGAAGCAACATCTACATATGAAGGAAACCTTGCTGGTGTAGGCGAGATGATTTCTGGAGTTAAAGCACCAGAATATAATTTAGAAGATAAAGAAATAGTTAGATGGGTTGGTAAAGGTAAAAAAAGAAGGAAAGTTGTTACCAAACAACCCGGCATGATTAGTCAAGCTGGCAAGATTACTGATTACAACCTTCAGCAAGGGCAAAAGATTTCAGATTACTATCGCCAACAACTTGAGCAATTCCAGCCCGGAGCGGCACAACAACGCCAACAAGCGCAAACTCAAATCGGGCAAGCAATGGATGTTGTTTCCAGTTACCTTCGTGGAGATATCCCCCAAGATGTCAAAGATCAGATCACACGGAATGTTGCCGAGAGTGCAGGAGCGGGATTCAACCCAGCAACAGCAGGAAGGACTGGAGGATTCCAAGCGGCACAAGGTCAGATGGCACGTAACCTTGGACTGACTTCACTTGATATTCAAGGCCGAGGATTGGCAGCAATGCCATCCGTTCAAGGAACAGCACAGAACTGGCAACAATTGGCTGCTGCATTTACATCAAAAGTTGAAGCAGCAAGTCCATTGGATGTAGGAAGACTACAACTTGGCTACCAGACTGCCCAAGCAGAGGTCGGATTAAAGAAAGCACAGATGACATCTGATATGTATGGAAATCTCTATAATGCTCAATCTGGATTGGCTACTCAAATCTACGGAGCGAATAAAGAAAACATCGCCGCAAGCTACGCCGCCCAGCAAGCAGTCGGCCAAGGTGTCTCTGACATTGGTAAGGCTACCTCTGGTGCTTTGATGGGAGTGAGTGGTGCAGGTAGCGGAATGGGCGGCATGGGTGGTATAGGTGGTGGTGGGGGAGGAAGTTCATACAACCCATATTACGGATCACTTTCTAATCAACCAATCTATGCAGGATCGCAGATTAGCCAACAATATAGTTCTGGAAATATGCCAAGCATAAGTGACAGGCCAGTTGCATTACCGAAATCTCAATACCCATATTAAAACGCTATGTCTATCGCAGAACTCATAATGCAGGGAACCAATCGCGCATCGGAATCTACCGCATGGGTTGGAGATTCTTTGGCTAAACTTGGTCAGAATGTAGGGAAAGTATTAGCTGATCGTGAGCAACAGAAGCAAGCTCAAGAGATGCTACCCATGTTCCAGCAGAGTATGCAGGAAGCTATGACTTATGCTAACGAGGGCGATGCTGGATTGGCTTATTCCAAGCTGATGCCATTCTTGGCTGATCCAGCGGTTGTGAATAATCCGTATATGAAGAATGTTATTCCTGCATTTGAAAAGGGGATACAATTTGCAGCGGAGAACTACGCGAGGAACATCCGAGCAGAAGCATACAGGGATCGCTATAGTGGTGGTGGTAGCGGAATTGATACAACAGGAGATTTTGTAAGCAATCTAAACCAAGGCGGCGGCGAAGACATGACAGTTACCTTTTCAGATGAGCAACAGGCTCCAGCGGCAGTTCCAGCAGCATTGCAGGCTAGAACAGCAGCAGCACAAACTGGTATGCCTAGTGGTATTCCTGCTGTATCTCAATCATTGCAGGGAACTCCAGAACAACAAGCAATGCAGGCTTCTACTGATGCTGAATTTATTGAAGGGCCATTGCCAACAAAAGAACCAACAATGGCTCAAGGCCCAGTAAAGCGCGAAGCTCCTCCAAAAAATATCCTAGAAAAATTCATTACAACTGAAGATGCGCTTTCTAAAATGCCAATTAGTGAGCAGAAAATGGAAAGACAAAAGACATCCATTATCTTCGGAGATCAGAAATCCGCTGAATCATATACTCCAAAACAAGGTAGGAAAAAGGTGGAGCTTTCTGAATTTGCAAGTCTTGGAGTTCCGGGTGTTATTGGCGTAGAGCTTCCAGATAAAGTAGCGAAATATGTTGAAAGCGGATATTCAGTTGATAGAAGCGGAAATGTTAGCGCGAGAATCAACAGAGAAGTTGAGAATGACAAGGAAGCCTTGGCGGCAATCAACTGGCTTAACGATTGGCAGAATGCTTCTGTTAGATTAAATTCAAATCCAGATGTTAGAAGTGTATTTAACATGGCTGGTAATGATGCGCTCAATGTTGATGTTATTGATAGGACTGAAGACGAAGAACGAATGATTGGAATCCAAGTAAAGGATAAACCTGACACAATGATTCAAGTTCCAGAAGAAATAGCCAAGCAAGTTAATATGCTTCAAGCTCAAACGGCGGCAGCTAGAACGCATGACGCTAAGTTCCTGACAATGAGGCAACCTAAAACAAAACAAGTTCCCGCTCAAAAATCTGGACAACGCAGACCGATGACTGATATATTTGGCAACAAATGATCTTCACGGCAGATAAACTTAAAGAGGCGCGGGATTCTGGATACTCTGATGAAGAAATCTGGGGTTACGTAAGTTCATCTGATGATAGATTTAATTCAGCTAAATCAGAAGGCTATTCACTTGATGAAGTAGCCACATTCTTTTCAAGTCAAAAGACAGTAGGCACTTCTTTTACTGAAGAAATCTCACAGATACCAGCGGCACTAAAACAATCTTTCGGTCAACCGCTTGAGTCTATGGGTGAGACTGCCGAGGTAGTTGGATTCCCCGCAGTAGGTGCAGCGTTGAAAGGTGCGATTAAAGAACCAGAAGGTTATGTTACCGCTGGTCAAAGATTCATGGAGCCACAAGAAGGTGAGTTCCAGATTGCAGGCTTTGCCCCTCAGTATGCACCAAGAGCTATTGCTGAACAGACTGGTCAGATTCTAATGAGCATTGGTTCTAGGGCGGTAGGTGCAGCGGCAGGAATTCCGCTTGGCCCAGCGGGTGTAGTTACTGGAGCCTTCCTTGGCCCTGCACTTACAGAAGCCGCGCAAATCATCGGCCCAGTAGCAAAAGAACGCGCAAGGAACAATGGCTACGAGGAGCCAACCAATGAAGATATTGCATATGCCGCAGTAACCGCTGCTGGTTCTGGTGCGCTGAATGCGTTTGGTGCAAAGTATCTTCCCGGTGGTGAGAAGGCGGTTGGTTCTTTTTCTAAAAAGCTAGCATCTTCATTCCTTGGTGAAGGCATTCCAGAAGGATTGCAATCATTTGTTCAACAAGTCGGTGAAACTGTAGAGACTCAAAAAGGAATACAAGTCAGTCCTAAACAAGCTATCGGTGAAGCATTGATTGGTGGCGCGGCAGGCGCGGCAGCTACTACTATCGCTGCCCCATTTACACCAGAGCAAATCGCAGAAGCTAAGATTACTGAGAGTGCAAACAAAGAAGCTGAGAATCTTTTTATCGGTAACGATAATCCACAGGGTAAAGCAGTGCTGGCTAACAAACAGAAGTTAGAACAAGAAATCGCGGATACCAAGCAAGTGCTGTCAGTCATCGAATCAACTGATCCAGTAGCACAGAAGCTGAAGTTAGAACTCAAAGAGAAAGAAGCGATCTTAGCGAAAGCGCAAGGCCAAGTAGATAGCATCGTGGAATCTACAAACCCAGTAGCGGAAGCCAATCGTCAGCAAGCCGAGTTAGCCAAGGCGATAGTAGAAGAACCTGCCCCAACGGGGCCATTACCAGTTCCTCCTGCACAAGCCGCGCCCGTAGCAGAAGCTGTAACGCCCGTAGCCGCACCAGTAGAACAAGTAGTCACGCCACCAGTAGAGGTTGCACCAACCATCGCAGAGGCCGCGCCAGTTGAGCCAGTAGTAAGCCAAGAATTTAAAGATGAACTTGAAATGTCTGGAGTTGCTTACTATGGAGATACAAGGTATTCCGTCCAGCAATCTTCTAATGGCACATTCAGAGCAGAAAGAATTGTAAACGGAAAGAAGGAAGATATTCAAATTGGATTGCCAGACATTGAAACGG